TTGAGGGCGACTCTCCGGATCATTTCAAGACCTGCAAAATCGGGGAAGATATCGGTCGCGCAAAAGAATGGGCAAAGAACTGGTATCCGAACGCCGAAATCCTGATCGCCGAAGACGAGGACGACGAGGACGATGATGCCTCGGTGACGAATGGAGAGCGCAAGTGACCGATCCCAACGATGACACCAATCCGAAAAAATGGCAGTTCGGGGATCGGATTGAAAATGATGCCGCGAGCTACAACAACCCTACCAGGATCGGGTATTTCGTGCGCCGCGCCGTTCGCATCGGTCGGGTTAAAGCGGGACCGTATGTGCAAATCACTGACGGAAACGGCAGTTTTTGGGAGTGCCCGGCGGATCGTGACCATCGGCTGACGAGAATAGAATTTAGCAAGTTAGCGCCAGAGCGCTCCTGACCGATGAGTGAGAACATGCCCCGCATGACAGACGAAGAAATCCAGCGTGTCTTTGACGACTATAACCGGTTGCGCGCCCGAGAGAGCTATTGGGTGGGCGCGGGGATGGCTCTTGTGGAGTATCTTCATAAGAATCACGGGATGCGGTATGCCGACATCTACGCGATTGCTGAGAGTCAGGAATGGACCAAAAAGGCCAAAGCGGCCCTTGCCGTGATCCGCATGGAAAACAACGTCACGCCACTTCGGCGCTCTTGAGCAGAAAGCACCACAGATGACCATCCTACCGATTTGTTGCGTTACCGGCCGGATTGCAGGCGACCCCTTCGCGTGCGGCGACTGCGATCCCTGCGGCGCTGCGCATAAGGTGCCGGATGTCGTAAAATCGCTTATCAAAGAACGGGATGAATGGGCTGATAAGTACGCCAACGCCATGATGGAACTGGATGAGCTTCGTCCTTCTCCGCATCCTGACGGCAGGGACTTACGCTCCTAAGCGAGGATTGCCATGGAAACCAAGCCAGAGCCATTTTGGGCTACGCGGAAAGACGATTGGGGCAATCCCAAGGGGAGATACTCGTTCCGAGGCCGCAAGGACGGCTGGGCCTGCCACCACTGTGGTGGTTTATTTCGCGGCTTGAAAAGCCTTTTGGAGCATCAGGAAAGAGTACTCAACGCTGCTGGGCAAGCAGCGCGCCTCACCGCGGAGCCCGATGATGATGCCCCGGCCAATGATGCTGCTTCGTCATCGTCATCTTGATCCAGCGCGCCCCTGAGAACGGATTCTGATCCGCGCGAGCCATGGCGTGGGCCGCGATGATGATGACGACGACCGCGATCAGCACCCAGAACGATCGCCAGCGGTTCTCGCGGTTCATCTAGCGTACTCGCCATCGACGCCGTGATCTCCCTTGATGAAACCGCGGCCATGGCGAAGCTCTCGGATGTCCTCCTCAATTGAGGCGATGCGCGTATCCTGAACGGCGACCTTGGTCAGAATATTTGTCAGTTGCGAGAAGGCCTCGCTCAACGCGTCCTGACGGAACGTTAGAGATGCCATGTCGTGGCGAAGCACTCGGATATCTGCCCTCAACATCATGACAAAAAACGCCGCTCCTAGCAGGTACGCAACGATCTGGGCGATCTGCAGTAATGCCGATAGGTCCATGACGTTAACGAGATTCTGTGGCGGCATTTACAAGCCGGGAATGATCGGCATCGCAGCGAACCCGGCCGCACCCGTGACGATCGCATTGATCAGGGTCAGCACATTGGTCTTGGTGAGCTGGGCCATGCCGGCGCAGCTCGTGAACAGCGGTCCGCTCGGCGATAGGTTGTCGATCGTCTCGGCTGCTTGCTCAACCCCGGTGAATAGCTTCGAGTCGGGTTGAGCCAGCGGTTTGCCGTCAGCGCCTAGCACGTTCATGCCGTTGACCTGCTTGTTCACGATGATGGCGTCGTAGCACTGCTTGCGTACGGCAGACGCCGGGGTATTGGCGGCCGCCGCCAAGGCCGATGCGTATTTCAGATCGTCCTGTGACGCCGCGACAAGCTTGTCCCAGATCGCGTGCGCATCCTTCTCGACGTTGCCGGTGATCAGCTTGGGCGCCGGCGCGGTTCCAGTAGCGGCCTGGAAATCGGCCTGGCCATTGCCGGTCAGCGGCACCAGCTTCAGCTTCTGCTGCGCCTGCGCGCCGGTCGCGGCGGCCATCATCACACTAAGGGTGATAGCCTGAAAGATCCTCATGCGGCACCTGTCGCGGCGTCTTTCGCCATCAGCTCGGGGTGGGTCTCGGTCACGGCTGTTTTGGCATTGGTCGCGGCGGTGGCAACAGCCGGGGTGTACTGCATGTGCTTGGCGACCTCGACCGCAGCCGCAGTCGTTGCGGTCTGGGTGACGTTCTCCAGGAATTTCGCCGCCTGGAGGTGGCCGGTCGTGACCCACCATGACCAGAACGTGGCACCGGCCGAAGTCGCCATGCCGAGAAACGTCTCAAGCCCGGCGCCGTTACTGACAATCCCGTGCGTCACCAAAGCGGCTCCGATGAGATTGAGGACAATTCGAAATGCCCACGCGGCGAGCGGCTCCCATGCTTTCCAGTCCATTATCGTGCCTCCTAATTGGCGTCACAGGTCATAAAAGTGGGGAACGTGAGACAGTGCCGTCTTTTCAGTTCAGCGGCATAGGCTGCCGCCGACTCTTTGGCGTCGCGTTCCTTGTCCTTGGCGATCTCGTCGCGCACGATGGCGCGGGCATCGTGCTCGGCCTGCCAGGCGGTACGATCGCCGATGTACAGGCCGTAATCCCCGTTGGGATGGCCGCCGTTCTGAGCCATGGCCGGCCCGGCGATCAGCACGAGCGCGATGAGGGCGGTTTTCATTGGACCTCCATGGTGTGCTTCCAGAGCGACAACCAGCTCTTGCGCATGGCATAGCCATTGATCTTGCTGGCATCGCCGACAAAATGCCCGACATTGAGCATTGACGAGACGCCCAGGAGGCTGTCCTTTTGGGCATAGGGCAGGCAGCCGCACAGCACGAAATCCCCGACGCCGCATTCCAGCGTGGTCGCAGGCGCGACGATCATCTCGGGATGGTCCAGCAGATCGAGGCCGGTCTTCTTGGCGAGCGCCGAATACCCATCGCGGCCAGTGACCTGTGACAGGCCCTGACCGCGGAAATCCCAGCCGTCATCCGTTCCGGCGTGATTGCCCATCCGGCCGCCATAGGCCTGATCGGCGATCAGTCGAGGCTGATGCTGCATCTCGATCGCCTGGTCGTGGGTAAAATGGCTCGGAAAGACCTGGAGCAGCCGACCGGCGCTGTAGTTCATGTTCTCCTGCATCTCGGCGCCGCAGCCGCATTCCTCAGAGAATTGCGCCATGGCGTGGCAGATCAGGAGATCGGAGGTCAGGCCGTACCTTGGGAAGACGGTCGGCGCCGAGGCGATCATGCCCTCGATCAGCCCAGGAACATGGGTGTCAGCGTTGGGCCACAGCTTCCTGAGCGCATCTGCGAATGTCATGGCTGCCTCCGTTCGAGGGGAACCATGGCAGGGTGTGGCTTGCCAGCAACGCACCGTCAGGGTTGATCTCGCGTTTTCATCCCTTCCATGAGGCCATAATCATGGTTCCTCGAATATCGGTGAAAATTGAAATAGTGGCCGTTGAAGCCGGATAAGTGAGCTTGTGCAGGCCGTAAAAAGTGTGGGTGCCGAAAAATGGCGGCAGGGTAACAGTCGGAGCTATGCCGGATAGACCGCCCTCCCATCCCGTATTGGTGTCCACATCAAAATTAACCTCGGTACCGGAAAAGCCATGTGTAGTATCTATGCCAACCCCCGCTTCGAACCCACCGCATACCGCACCCGACGCACAATTTGCATAACCAGTGTGGCGCATGTCGACAGTCAAAGGTTCGTAAGCATAGCCAATCAAGATTGTCATGCTGAACGTTGTCGTAGCTTGAACCGGGGCCCAATCGACATTGGCAGTCGAAGTTAATGCGTAATTATAAACCTGAGTGGACGATAGGAACGGAACGCCAGCACGCAAATTTATGGTCCGTTGATTGTATGCGTTCCAGAGATTGTAGACGCGGGAAGGACCATAATTGACATAAGCCGAGACCTGGCCGGCGCTCCCGGCGTCGGTCTGAAAGGTACCGACGAACGTACCTTGGTTCGCCGCAATGCCAGTCGCACTGACACTACTACATGCCGCATTCGAGCAAATCTCAGTGCTGGTCGTCAGCGCATCGTTCGTCAAGATACCATTATACTTGGTGATGCGGCGCGTAATCGGTCCAGCACTGTTGAAGAATTGAAGCTGGGAAAACCGAACGCTACTGGAGCCATCTCCGGTTACACACCATCGGTTGTAACGGTACGGAATATTGTTGCTGGCATTGATGGAAATCGTGTATGTCGCGCCGTTTGTCCCAGGATTTACATTCCTAACGTCGAGAATCTGCCAGTTCGACGCATCGTTACTCCCTTGCGTGACGACCTGCACGAAAGTAAGCCCGGAATTGAATAGTGGCTGGTCTGATGGAGCAGTTACGACAACCTGGGTCAGCACCTGTGTGTTTCCCGAGCCCCAATCTTGACCCGAGCAATTCGCAAAAGTTCCAGTATTCGACGGCGCAACGACGGCGGAATTGGCAGCCGTCTTGGATACTGTGCCATCAAACGCTGCAGAGGCGCGCACCCATGCTGTCGAGCCGGTGCCGGTGGTGATATAGCACGGGGCGCCGCCACAAGTGTTGCTCGTGGACGGCGTGATCAGCGTCGGCCCGGTCGGCAGCATCGACGAGTCCCATTTGCGGGTCGCGCATACCGGACTGCCACCGTTTAAGGTGATAAGAACATCGAATATCGTGCCGGCGGCCCAAGTAGAAGAACCGCCAAGCGCGCAGGTCAAACCGACTTGATCTGTCGCACTCGACGTGAACGGATACATCGACATGACCGTGCCGTTGTAGATCGGCACCAAATTGCCCGGACCATCCGGACCATAATAGACATTCTGGGCACCTACCGTATCGACGTTGATCTCGGGGACGCCGGAGATCAGCGTCAGTCGGCCGGCCGGCGGCGTCAGAACGACGGCAGCGCCGGTCTGATTGTTGACCGAGGTAGCACCGGCATTCGCCACCGTGATATTGCCGCCTGTGGTCGAAACGGTAATGGCGGTCCCGGAAACGATACTGGGATTGCCCGTCTGGCCGTTGATGCTGGCGACGCCCGAGGTCGCCTGCGCACCCAGCGCCTGCGCGCTCCAGTTCGAGACGCCATCCGAGATGAACAGGAACCCGCCGTTGGCGTTGTTGATCGTCTGCGAGCCGGTGCCGCCGTTGATGTTGTCGCTGCCATTACGGATGATGATCAACGTATTGGTGTTGGAAACAAATCCCTTGAAGTCCTGCACGTAGAGGTGCTGGCCGGCATTGACGCTGGAGGCGGCCGGGAGCGTCCATGTGCGCGAAGCGGTCAACGTGGTCGACGTGGCCACCGTGCGGTCGGTGGCGAGGATCTGATAATTGGTGTCGCCATGCGGCGTCAGCCCGTCGACATTGAGTCCAGCCGATGCGCGCGCGCCGGCGGCCGTCGAGGCGTTGGTGCCGCCGCTGGTCAGGGCGATCGGGGTGGTCGCGGTCAGCGTCGTGAATGATCCGGCCGCCGGCGTGGTGCCGCCGATCGCGGGCGGCGTGGCGTAGTTCTGGGTAATGAAAGTGCCGCAGGCAACGCCGGCAATCTGGCACGTGCCACTGACGTTGAACGTGCCGGAGAATGTGTCAGTGCCGGAGAACGTCTGGTTGGTCGCGAGCCCGGCCAGCGTGGTGCTGGCGCCGGGCAGCGTCATCGTGGTGCCGTCGGTGCCCGACAGCGTGATGGTATTGGTGACCGTCAGCGTCTTGCCCGCGGTCACCGAGATACCGGAGACCGTGAAGCAATTGACCGCGGCCGCGTAGATGAAATGCCCGCTGGCATCCATGCACACCGCGCCTGTGATCGTGCCTGAAGTAAGGAGAGCGGCGGCCGTCATGTTGCCAGCGAACACCACGTTCTGTGTGCCGGTCAGCACGCCCATCGCGACGGCGAGGCTCTTGTTGCCGACCACGGCGTCGTAGGTCGAGCCTTGGCCGGCCAGGATTCCGCCATTGGTCGAGCTGGCGCCGAACACGCCCTGCCCGTTCAGAGTCGGGCTGACCGCGGCGTTGTAGATCTCAAGCCCGGTCGCCGGGGCAGCGCCGCCAAATCCAGCGCCAGTGAACTGCGGGGTGTCCGTCGTGGCGCCGAACGAGTAGGTGTTCCCGCCCGACATCGCGCCGGGCGCGGTCTGGCCATTGCCGGAATTGAGCGTGATGGTGCTGCCGGTCAGCTTGGACGATAGCGTAGCGAACGGGATGGCCTGGCAGGGGCCTGGGCCGACACCAAGGCGGCCGATGACGACGTTGGCCGGGACCGGCGTCGGGAACGAGCACTGGGCAAACGCCACGCCCGGCAGCAGCAGGAAGGCGGCGAATAGGAGGTTCCGGAGGGCGGTTTTCATGGTCGGATTGTCCTTTTGCGGTCCTGGCCAGCAACGCACCGTCAGGGCTGTGCAGCCTGCCCGCGGTCATTTAGAAAGCGTGCCCGCTGTTCCGGCATCGCGGTCCGATAGAAGTCCTGTACGGCCCGCGTGCTCATCCTGGTGGCCGGGTTGAGCGTAGTCCGGACATAGAATTTCTGCAGGCCGGCGGGGATGCCGAGTTCGGTCATGCGCTGCTGGGCCCCCGGGATATCGCCGCGCTGAATCTGGCGTCGGATGTCCGGGAGTGCCTGATTGACCTGGAACTCGTGCTGGGTCCGCGCCGCGTACATCTCGCCGACCGCCGGGCCGCCCGGCGCGCCCTTGGCGAAGGTCAGGCCCGCAAACGGCCCGAACGCCTGCAGCGCGTTGATCTTGGCGTCGCCATCGCCCTTGACGAGATCGTGGACAGCACCGAGCTGGCCGACCGGAAGCTGGGAGCCGGCAATATGCGCCGCGATAAGGCCGAGATTGCGCAGATAGCGCGCGGGGGTATCGGCATCGGGATCATAGACCTTGCGGCCGAATCCGGCATCGTTCGACATGATCTGCCACGCCGGCCGCAGCAGCGTCCCCATCTTGCGCCGCATCATGTCGAGCGGCCCAGTCATGTAGCCGGTAAATTCCTCGCCGATCTTGCCTGCCGGGTTGCGCATATAGATCGCGGTGCCGTCGGCGCCGTGCCCGACCATGACGCGGTCACCCTTGCCGGGTTCGTTCTGGCTGGTCGCGGACAGATCGGACAGCAGCCGCAATGGCTGGATCAGTTCGAGCGGATGCTCGCGAACTGCCTGCATCTTCGCCATGAAGCGCTGAGCGTAGCCATGATATTCCTTTTCCAGCGTCGAGTCATTGCTCATCACGTTGAAGGCGTTTTGCAGTAGCGAATTGCCGACGTACATCAGCGCCATATCCATCCCAACGACCGTCATCGCCTTGCGTCGCGCCATGGATTTCGCATAAGAAACCGCCTGCGCTGTCTCTGGATCGGCCGCCGCGATCGAGCCTTGACCGAATCCAGCGTCGCGCTCGATCTGGGCGATCACGTCCTTCGGCAATCCGGTGAACACATCCTTGAGCACGCCCAGATTGCCCATCGTGAAGGAGCGCGAGAAAAGCAGCATGTTGGCGATCTTGGTTGCGCCATCGCTCATCGCCTCCTTTGGCAGCGCGCCGGCATAGCGGTTGGCGAAGTGCGCAGCCATACGCGAAGATGTCTGCTGGTCGATCCCCTTCGCCATCGCATCGCTGCGGAAGTTCGTATAGAGCCCCATCTGCAGATCGGCGACACGATCCCACAAGAGCGTGTTGTGCCAGAAGTCGCCGGCCTTATCGATTGCGCTCTTGACCGCGGTCCCGGCCGCCTCGTCGAACAGACCGGGCACGAAGCCCAGCACCTTCGCGGTCCACGATCGACCCGGCGTCAGGTCGGGCGCTTCCATGATTGAGGTGATGTCCTGATTGAAGAAGCGGTGGCCGATCGGCACCAGTCCGCTGTCGATCGCCTCGTGCATCAGCGGCACATTGTTCTTGGCGCGGTTTCCCTCGAAATAGACCTTGAACGTGGCGACCTTGCCCGGCATCGCAGGCAGCGCCCGGCCCCATTCGACCGCGTTGTGGATCATCGGCGAGTTCATGATCAGGCTCATGGTCTTGCCCTTGAGCCCCATCATCGCGCCGTAGAGCGGGCCGGATTTCTGGCTCAGCACCGCGCGCAGCGGTCCCTCGAAATCGCCGTGAACATACAACGGTTTCTGCTCAAAGACGACGTTGCCGTTCTCGTCCTTGACAGCCTGCATTTTTCCTTCGACTTCCTGCAATCGCGGCTTCCATGTCCGGAATGCCGGATGGTCGAGCGTGAACCATTTGGTGTCGCTGCCGGCCGGAATTGCGCCCTCGGAAACCGTATCGGTTCCGGTCTGCTTGCCATATTCGCGTATGTTGTTGATCAGCGTCCGGCCGGCGATGGCATCCTCAAGCTGGGATGTCGCCAGCGGCAGCACGCGGATGTCGCGCGCCAGCATGGCCTGATCGCCGTACTTGGCCTTCGCCGCCGCCTCGGTGTCCTGCGATTCCATATACTTGCGCTTGAGCATGTTGCCGGTGCGGGTTTTCAGGTTCATGCCCTTACCATCCAGCGCGGTCACGGTCTCTTTACCACCGGCGCCGACGGTGTTGATCACCATGCGCGGGGTATAGGCTGGCAGCCCTTCGCCTTCGACCATGCCGGCATCGCGCGCGCGAACCCATGCGTTTTGCGCGCGGGTCTGCAGTTGCTCCACCGCTGCGCGTTCCTCAGGCTCCAGCGTAGCCAAACCCTGGTGCTCGCGCATGCTGGCCGGCTCGCCGAGCTGCAGCGACTGGCTCTCCTCATCCGCAGCCGTCCACATCCGCGCGCGCTGTTCCGGCGTGAAGTTGCCGGAGATATCGTCGTCGATCCGCGACCAATCCCAGCGGTTGCGCCGCAACGAGTTGGCAAAGTCCTTGGCCATCGCCATGCTGTCGCGAGTGCCGCGTGCCATCGGCGCCGTCAGCATCTGCGCGTCGCGGCCGATGTCGAGCAGCTTGTTGCCGGCATCCTTGAACGCAGCGGCGAGGCGGCCGGGCGGGCTGGCAGGTTGCTGAGCAATAGGAATTTCTTCCGGTGGCGTCCGTGCCGCGCCGAGATCACCAGGCTTGCCGCCGGTTTCAGTCAGGACCTCCTCGTCTGCTTTATCGAGCTTCACTTCCTCGCGCGGCGCCGTGATCTCGTTCTTTAGGAACGCGTCGGCCTGCGCATCATGCACCGCCTCGGCGGGGTGGATGCCGTCTTCCTGCCACATCTGCTTGAGATTGGACTCGATTACCTTCCCCTCTATTATTTTTGGCAATCCACGCGCAGCGTCTCTTTCTTTTTCTCGCTCCCAATCCATCCGCTCGGCCCAGGCGCCTGGATCATTGTGGTAAAAAGCTTCTTCCTTGGCTCTAGCTTCCTCTTCGGACAGGCCAGTAGTGTCTACGTGATCGATATCGTGCCTTGTCGCGTATTCGCTCCACTGTTGATCAATCCGCTCGGTTGTCTGGGCATCCCGCAATTCTCTTTCATCTTGGAAAAATCGCTCGACGGTTGGTTTTGGCGCAAGGACCCTCGCCGCGTTCGTGAAATCTTCCGGCTTTGGCAGCCCGCCGACGGCCTGATCCACCGCGCCTGCAGGTCCGACCGCTGGCCGCGAGAACCTTCCCATGCCACCCTCGATCATCGCCCAATTGCCGGCGTTGATGATCTCGTTCTTGGCCCGATCGGCGGTGCCCTGCGAGCCGCCGAGTTCTGATACAAGTTGCTCGACCGCACCGCCCGCACCATGGATACCGCCCGCGGTCGCGCGCGTGATGCTCTCCCATGCCTTGGCGGCCGGGATCATGGTGGCCTCGTTCAGCATCTGGATCGGGCCTGGCGAGGATTTGAGCGGGTCGTGGAACACACCGAGATCGATCAGGTGGTTCAGCGTTTCGTCCTCGAAACCAGTTGGTGTGCCCTGTCCTGCACCTTCCTCGGCACCCTTTCCGGCAGCCTGTGCAATGCGGCCGATCGCCTGCCCCCATCGCACCCGATCCATGAAAGCCTCGGGCAGGGCATCGTTGACATTCGGTTGCGGCGGCCGGTTGATCGGCTGCCAATCGTCAGCCGGCTCAGCCTGCTTGACCGAAACGAAATCGTCATCGCTCATTTGCCGACCTCGGTGCCGTCAGGCTTGTAGATCTTGCCGCTGGCATCATCGCGATAGACATTCCTGCTCTTGCTATAGCTGAGCGAGGCAATGCCGCGCAGGTTCGCTGGCGTCTCCGACACGGCCGACTTTTCTGGCTCGGCAGGCGCAGCCTTCAACTTGTCCTGCATCGACGATTTGTAGGGTTGCAGCGATTGCGAGATCATCGAATTGGGATCATTCAGATTCAGTGCATTTGGCTGCAACGTCCCCGTGCGTTGCTTCGCCAGATATTGCGGGATGAAATCCTGCATGAACGAGGCATAGTTTGCCGAGCCGACCGTGTCCTTGATCTGGAGCGGATCGATCAGGCGATCCTTCACAGCGGCGATTGTGGTCTTCCAAATCTCGCCCTTGAGCGGTTCGTTCTGCAGCGCCTCCACGGTTTCCTTCATCGCGCTGAAACTGTGATCGCTCAGTTTGCCGTCGGCGCGCGCCTTCATCAGGTCGAGGACTGTAGTGGGCTTGCTCGGATCGAATAGCTTGTCGGTCAGCGCTTGCCTGGTCGCGGGATCATCGACCGCCTTTGCCTCCTTGTTCTGCTGGCTTTCTCCCCAGCTGAACATGGTGCGCACGGTTTCGGCGGCGCTCGGCGCGTCCGGGTTCTTGCGCGCGATGTCGAGCGCCTGCTGGAAGAACTTCGGGCTGATGATCGGCTCATGGGTCTGCGGATCGAACGTGACATTATCGCTGATGACCTTCGTTGCGCCCTGATGCACATTAAGATCACCAAGCTGGCGCTGAGCGAGCGCAGTTTGCTTATCGACCAAAGCATTCTTCTTGGTCTCGGTCTGCGCCGCGCTCTCCAACATCTTCAATTCGGCGCCGTTGACATAGGGCGCATACTTCGGATCAGTGATCCAATCCGGCATATTGCCAGTCTTCTCAATGTAGCCAACCGCTGCCGACTTCACGATCGCCTCGGCGCCGTGCTGCTGCAGCTCCATCCGCACCTTTCCGGCCTCTGCGCCGGTCAGGTTCGGGCTGGTCGAGATCACGCCCTCGCTGGAGCTTTTGAGTGTTGCCAGCGCGAAGTCGATCGAGGAGGGATCGCTGTGCACCGTGGCGGAAAGCTGATTGATGGTCTGCTGATGGTTGACGACCGCGGCTTCACCGGCCAGGGACGACATGTCGCCCTGGGTTTTTTCCGCCATGTGCTGGCGCAGCGCATCGATGTGCGCCTCGGCCCACTGCTGGCCGTTGTCGGTGACGAAACCGCCGTTCTGCTTGAAGCTGTCGAGCTGTGAGTTCAGCGCCGCCATGAACTTCGGGCCGACGGTCGGATCGTTCGGGTCAGCGTTCTTGACCGTATCGTTCCATTGCTTGGTCGCGCCCAGCATCAACTGCGTGAAATCGGCCGAGCCCTTGCTGATCTGCTGATGATCGAGATACTTCACGGCGGCATCGCCGACCGCCTCGACGCCGCTGCCGACCGCGCGGCCGACCGAAGTCAGCGCCGCGCCCTTCTCCGAACCGAACTCGCCGGTCTCGCGGCCCAATTGCTGGGTCTGCCCGGCCAGCCGCTCGGTCTCGCGCGCCAGCGTTTCCTCAGCGGAGGACTGCTGATTGTAGAACATCCCGACCCGTCGCGCGGTCCCAGCCACGGCCTCGACGCCGGTTTCGCTCGGGTGGAGCGCGATATTGGGAGCGTCATATTGCGGGATGTTGGCCATCAGGTCGGGTTCCCACTCGCATCAAGAGCACCTTCGACCGCCGCGCCAGCCGCAAGGCTCGCCCCACCCGTGGCTGGCGCCAGCACGACCGACGCCACAGCCGCCGCCCCCTTGAGCAGCGAGCCGACGAAATCCCCCGTGGCCGCCTGATCATCCGCCGCCTTGGTCTCGGCGCCGAGTTGAATCTGTTGCGTGGCAATATTCTGCTGCTGGCCGGCGATGGTGTCGGTCTGGTTGGCAATGCTCTGCTCGCTCGCGGCGGTCTGGAAGCCGACATTCGCCATGGTCTCGAACGATTGCGCCTGCTCGTTGTAGCCAGCTTCGGTGATCGCGCCCTGCGCGCCGATCGCGCCTGCTGCCAGCGCGCCCTGGTTGGCCGACGACTTCATGAGATAGAAGGCGCTGCCGCTATCCGAGAAACCGGCACCGCCGACGGCCGCCTTCTGCGATCCGATCGTCATTGTCTCCTGCCGCGCCTGCTGGGATTGCTGGATGCGCGTGCTCTCGGCGGTGTAGCCGGCATTTTCGGTGGCTAGGTTGGAGGCGAGATCGTAGTTCTGTGCCTCGGCGATATCGCCCTGCGCCTTGGTGCGCAGACTCTCGGCCGTGATCTCGGTCGATTCCGCGCCGATCTGCGTACCTTCTGCCTGGATGTCCAAGCCTTGCTGCGCCAGCGTGCCCTTATCTTCCGCGCCGAGGCCTGCAAAGATATCGGAGACGGCGCCGCCGACATCGTTGATCGTGGAAGATGAGAGTGCCATCAGGCATCCGCCTTCGTGTTAAAGGCGCCGACATTGATCACATAGCCCGGATAGGGCCGGCTGATCCGGAAACAGATCATGTTGTCGAAGTCATACTGTGAATCGACGTTGTCGCGCCAAATACCGGACCATTGCTGCTGCGGCGTATAGGCGACGCCGTTGGGTTGCAGCAGCTTCACCGGATCGAGGAAGCGAGAGAAATTTGTGCCAAACGCGATCGAACCGTTCACCATGCCGTAGAAGAAAGCGGCGGCGCGATGGGCGCGGCCGAACTTCGCAAAGCCAGGCCCGGCCTGCGTACCAGTGTCTGCCTGGGTCACCGGCCGACAGAGCTGGCCGTCACTGTTATAGGTGAAGCCGACCACCGCGGGCAGCGTCGTGAACGATTGCACCAGCGCCGCCGTGAACAGTCCGCTTGCCGTGCCGCCGGAAATGCCGTCGCCGAACGGCACCGTGATCGAGCCTGATGCCGCTGTGTAATCGCCGCAGTCGAGGCCCGCGATCCATGCCGTGACAGTCTTGCCGTTGTGCGGCCACAACCCGTTGACCAGCAGCGAGCCATAGGCCCCGCCGGTCGGTCCAGCCTGCACCACCGTCGAGGTCGGAACGATACCGTCGTCGACGAACGAGCACTGCGTCAGCGTGAAGCCCTCGTCGAGCAGATCGCTCATCACCTCGATATGGCGGACGCCGGTGCTCGGATCGTTGGTGATGAAGCTCGGCGCGTCGAGGTTGCCGCCGATCGAAGGGCCGACCGAGAGGGATTCGAGCAGCCGGCCGCTGCCGAGCAGATGGCGGTGATAACCGATGATGGTCGGCCCTTGCGAATTCATCAGCGTATCGCGCTTGTAGGTCGCGCCGATCAGCGCACCATCATTGCGCCGGTGCCAGATGGTCGGCGCCAGCTCCTGCTGATAGTCGATCTCGGCGATACCGCTGACGGTCAGATGCTTGGCGCGATCGGTCAGATCGGGTGCCGAAAATTTGCCGGAGAACACGTCGGCGAAATATTCTAGCACCTTGCGGCCATATTTCTGGATCAGCACCAGCGTGTGCTCGGTACGGCGAGGCAGCGCGTTGGCGCAACCGGCCTTGGTGATGCGCGTCGCCTTGATGCTGGTCGGCGTCAGCGCGCCGGCCGATGGCGCCGAGATCAGCCACTCGCCGGCCTGGGTGCCGACAATGATACCCTGCTGATCCGGTTCGAACCATTCGAACAGGTTGGAATCCTCGCCGTTGCAGATATAGGAAATCGAGTTGTTGTCGCTGACTGTTCCATCGGGGGCGGTCGGCGCGAAGTTGATCTGCGTGCCGATCAGACCATTCGAGACCGCGGCATCAAAGCGATTAGAGACCACGCCGCCGAACCAGATGCGGCTTTCGTGATAGCACCCGCAGGTCGGCCACCCCGTGGTGTCGCTGTAGACACCGAGCTGCCAGGTGATGACCGGCTGGTTGTAGAGCAGCGCCGGGCCCCTGATCTGCACGACCGCGACCGAACCATTGGAGATATTCGGCGCGTAGAACTGCGCCTGGGCAGCACCGATTTGGATCGGATAGGAATGCGATCCGTTGTCCGGCAGCGGCTGTAGATAGATCGCGGCGACTTCGAACCAGACATAAGACCATGTCGAAACCTGATCGCCCGAGGTGATCGTGATCGGAGAAGTAGTGTTGCTGATTCCAACGGAACCGAGGATTGTCCCGGACGATGGAGATGCTGGCGAGGTATTGCTGGCGCGCAGGAAGATCGAAATCGCAACCGCGCCATTCGGCACATTCGCAATTCCACTGTCAGTCGACGGCCAAAGCGTTGCTGATATGATTGCCGTTGGGGCTGCATAATGCTGACCGATGTAAAAATCTTCGCTTGGCTGCGGCAAGGAGCCGCCGGCGATCCAGCCGCCGGCCGGCGCGCTCGGCGGCGGGTTCGATGTGATGATGCCGAAGAAGTTCCACACGCTCGGATTTGATGGGGGTACCTGCCCGAAGGAGACGCTAATCGCTGAATAGAGACCGCCCTGATATTGAACTTGCTGACCGGCGGTATAGGCGGTTCCTGAGCTCCACGTCGGCTGCCCCGCGCTGGCCAAAACCAAACGAAGTGCAGTGTAGATCGTGTCGCCGTATTGAACAGTCGAATTTACTTGATACGTTCCTGGCGCCCACGCCGGATAAGTGGCAACGACAGTCGTAAAATTCGCCGACGCTGCCAATCCTTTCGACGTGTTGCCATCGAAGGCCGCGGCAAGGCCCCCGCCACCGCTGAGCGTGCCGATCGCGGTGGCCGGCGCGATCAGGCCGACGCCTGAGACCGACGTGATCTGTCCCCACGTCCATATCGCTCCGGTTGCGTTCAATGCCCAATCTGTGGTGGTGCCCGGCTGTATCCCGGTCGGTACATTGTCAGCCGCAGTCCAATAAGAGTTTCCACCCTGGCCATCGGGATAGGACACGATGTTGCCGGCGGCATAGCTCAGTGCCGGATTCCACTGCGCCGGCTCGGAAAACAAGCGCACCGCGCGGCCGATGTCGGAGGGCAAAAACCCCTGTCCGCCATTGATGGCAGCGCCGCCATTGATCGGCGCCCATGCCGTCGGGCTGCTATTTGGAAAATTTCCTTCGCTCAGATTCAGAATGCAGCGATAGCCTTGCCCGATGTACGAAACGAACGCACCCAGTGTGTAGGCGACCCCCGGATTCCATGGCGTGAACGACAGGGTGATGGTGACAAGGCCGTTGAGCGACCCAGGGTTGGCGATCGAGCCGGCAACCGGATCAAGATAGGGGCCGTCAATGAAATCTGTCGGCCCGAGCGAGAAGGTCGCGAACTGGGTCGCGGTCGGCGGGTTCACCACCTGCAGCACCTGCGGATGCGTGCCGTTGAGCAGCATGGTGCGCTGTTCGGCCTGCACCGAGCGAAGCGTCGACCATGACCCATTTGCATAGGTTGTCGCAATTTCCAGGATGCGGCTGACGTTGCCGGAGACGAAGGCGCCCAGCGTCGAGCCGTCGATCGTGGCGCCGGTGATCGCATCGGCGATTGAGAAGTGCGTGGCATCTATTTCCGTGATCGTGAATTGGCGGTTCTGCAGTAGCGCGTCGTTGATGCCGAGCGAATTGAACGCAGTCGAATTGCCGGTCGACCAGCCATGTGCGGCCGCGGTCTGCACCACGGCGGGATTGGCGGTCGAGATCGCGAGGATTTTCTGCGCGTCATTGGTCATCACCAGCGCTGGCCCGGTGGTGAAGCGCAGGAACCCGTCGGTGAACTCCATCTGGTAGGCAAAGTTGCCAACTTGCGCGAGCGCGAACTTGATCAGCTTGCCGGTCTTGCCACCGCGCCCGGGCGCGACATGCCGCGTGCCGGGACGGCGCTGCCATATGCCAGGCTCCATCGGGATGCCGTTGAGGCAGACATTCATCGAAATCTTGTAGGCCGGCAGGTCCATGCGCCCTTGCGCGGCCTGGCTGATCTCGCCTCCAAGAAATGAGGTCTGTACGTATGATGTCGGGCCGGCCACGGCTCAGAGCCTGACGCTGAGGTAATCATCGTCGGGCGCTTCGTCGGCGCCTTGCTCGATGCCGTTCTGGAGCTTGGCGATCGAGATTTTTTCCTTGTAGGTCGCCCTGATGTTGACGAGCTTTGCCGTTGAATTGGTCAGCGGCTCCGCGCCATCCTCTGCCATGCTGGCGGCGAGGCCGTCGCAAAACAGCGGGTCCATTTCGGCGACGTTCTGGAAATCGGCGACGAAGCGAAACAGGATCGGCCCGAAATCGGACGTTATCAGCAGCCGACCTGTGAGCGCCCAGTCCGAATAGGTGACGCCGGTCGGGCCGCCACCCCACATCGTCACGCCCATGCCGGGATTCTGGCTGGCGATGCGCAGATAGCCCGATGGCAGGCGATAGACGTTGCGGGTGCCGATTTGCGAGCGCGGCCCGCTGCCGACCGGCCAGATGATGTTGAGCTTCGATAGACCGACGCCGGCCGAGAACGAGGCACCGCCGATCTGCATCCACTGATCGTTGCCGCCGCCTTGCGTGAACACCGTCGTCCACGGACACAGCACGCCGGTATTGGTCCAGTTGGCGCCGCTGTCGACGGATGGGTCGTGGTTGATATTGCCATTGCCGACCGAGGTATAGATTTCGCCGGTGACCGGGCTGTAGACCTTGTTGCCGGTGGCATAGGTAGTGCCGGCGGCCCACGCCGCGGGCGCGCTCGCCGGGTTGTTGTTGATGTTGAGATCAATCAGGCTCATCGACAGCGTGCCGCCGGTCATCGCGGCCCATGACGTCGAGGCGGCTGCATTCGGATAATTGCCGGTGTTGCTATTGGCGATCGAGACGTATTGCGTCCCGTTGAACAGCACGAAGCTGCCGATCGAATAGACGGTGCCGACATTCCACTCGGTCACCGGCGACATCGTCGGTTGCGCGACGAAGGTGGTCACCGGGACCGGCTGCGTCATCAGGATCAGCGTCGGCACCAACGCCCAGCTGGCGCCGCTCGACGGCGGGATGTTGTTGTGGTTGCTGCCGACCAGCGAGCAATAGGTGTTGCCATCGGTATAGCTGACGGTAGCGCCGGCGGCGTAGGTCGTTCCCGATGCCCAGGCCGGGAAGGTCTGCACCACCTGGTTCTGATAATAGGTGGTGGTCGCGCTCCACAGGTTCGGCAGCGACGGATCGACCATGTTGCCAGAGATCAGCGACATGTAGACGTTGTAGGTGCCGTCGCCGGCCGCTGTGTAGACCAGCTCGCCCGCGAAATATCCGACGGTCGGATCGTACAACGATACGGTCAGCGGCCCGAAATAGGGTTCCCACGCCGTGCCGCCGGACGAGGAGGAAAGGCTCGGCGGCTGATTATTGAGATTGTTCGGAACCTTGGAAACCCAGTTGGTGCCGTTGCCGTCATTGACGATCGAGCCGACGAAATAGGTTGCCGATCCCGACCACAGCGTCGGCACCAGCGTCATCGTGTTGGTGTCGATCGCGCGCAGCGCGGTGATGCGCGCGGCGAAGGTCCAGACGTTCTGGCGAAGCTCGAACTGGCGCTTTTTGCCGAACAGGAAGCCGAGGATGCGGGCAACCTTGGAATTCTCGGTATAGCCGAGAACGAGGTCCATCATCTCCGCGCCGCACATCTGCGCGGCAGCGTTGCCGATGTCGATCGGATTTTGGAACTCTCCGCCCATGGACGGAACCTACGGACGGGCCGTAGGGCAGCAACGCACCGTTATTGCTGGAAGCCCCAGGCGTTCACGTCGACCGCAGTGCCGCCCACGGCAGCCGTCGTGGTGACGGTGATGGCGGTATTGAGCGCGCTTGCCGGAATGCACGGCGTGAAGGTGCGATTCACCAGCCCTTGGCCGCCGGTGGCGTTGACCGGGACCTGGTAGGTAAAGCTGCCGCCGACAAGTCCTGCAATCACGATCGGGCTGGACTCGGCCGTGCCGCCGACCGATGAAACATCGAAGCCGCAAATATAGGTCTTGCGATTGGGAGAAGCCGCCAAGGTCCCGACAACGGCGGCCGTGCTGCCGGCGCCGATGCCGGTGATCGGAATCGCATTGGAGGGATATTGACCTGGCGCGCCCGAGTTCGGGCTGATCGAAACAACCATCCCTCTCTTGTCGGAGGATGGCGCGGCGAATGGCGGCGCAATATCGGCCGATGGAATATCCGAGAACGAGCACGGCACCGCCTGCCCGGCCTGGTTGATGCATTGCCGCTGGATCGGGAAATTCGGCGGCGCGGCCGTAATTTCGTTCTGGCGCGTTTGCGCGAGCGCAGGAGCTGTTGCGATCAGCGCCGCGACGGCTACGATAAATGCCGGAAGGCGGCGCATCATCACGTCTCCATTACGGCGCGAAGTAGTATTCCATCAGGATCGGGAAGCTGACATGCGCGGTCTGCGCCGGCGGGACGATGGTGACTGCGGTGCCGGGCGCGGCGCTGCGCAATGGTGTGGCTTTGGCGCCGCCGACATAGGCGCACAGGTTGGTGCCGGCGTTGGTGGTGATGGTCGCGGCCGACAGGACCGAGGTCTCCTGCACCCAGCCATTCAGGTTGGTGGAGGTGAAATTGAGCTGGATACCCGAGATCGAAGCGGTGCCGTCCTGGCACTGGCCGACCTGCATGTAGGTGAAATAGACGTACTGGCCCGACGGGGGCGTGATGGTGCAGGTGCCGGCGGCTTGCGTCGCGTTGACCGCGCCCGCTAGCGCGCAGACGCCCGTTGCGGCATCGAAGCGGCTCGGCGACTGGTTGACCGTGGTCTGCGCCAGAGCGGGACCGGCCAGCAGCGCCAGCAGCAGCGGGATAAAGCGTAGGAAGCGCATGGCGGGTATTCCTTTAGTTCGGTGGCCCGGAGGGTTGCTGCGTGATCGCGATCGCGGTATTGCCGCCGTTGAGAACCCAACGCTGGAAGGCCTGCAGGATCAGCCACAGATCCTTGTCGTTCAGGTTGTGGCTTTGGGTGTCGAGGATATTGAAACGGAATTCCACATCGCCCGCGCCCGGCGCCGAGGTGCCGACCGTCACGTCGGACATCTTCAAGCCGTCAACGCCGCGGCTCATCGAAAAGGAAACGGCCGTCATATCGCCTCCTTACCGGATGTAGGTGACCTTGCAGCCGAGGTTTCCGCTGCCGGCGGTGCCGGCGACCGTGGAAACATAGGCCAGGATATCGAAGTTGCCGCCGGGGTCCTGGTTCTGCCCCGACGTCGCCGTGAAGCCGAAGGTCTGCCACAGCGGCTGGTCCATCACGTTCGCGATCGTGTAGAAGCTGGTCGAGCCCTTCAGCGTGATATCGGTCGGCGTCCATACCGCGTTCGTGGTCGGCTTGTTGGTGCCGAACATGATGTTCGGGCTCGAATAGGTGCCGACCGGCGTCGTGGCGCCCCCGAATGCGGTGGTCGGGATCAGACCCTGCAGATTCGATGGCGTGCCGTCGATCGTGGAATCCGAGAACGCGATGTTGAAGTCGATCGCGAGCGAGGCGGTCGCGGACGAATCCAGGATGCCGTCGCTGTAGATCTGCACCGACTTGATCTTGACCTGGGTCGGAAACCGGACCAGCCGATAGGTCGAGGCAAGCGTCGCGGTGCCGGCCGCGGTCGCCGCGCAATAGTCGTCGATCTCGTACAGGTAGCCGGCGGCGCCCTGGCCCGCGGTCACCATCACCATCGGGTTGATGGTGTCGAGCAGGTTGATGGAGTTGGATTTTACGGTGTCCTTGGCCATTGCGGCTGCTCCTTAAGGCGTGATGTCGCTGCCGCTCGAATCCGAGCAGAGGATCTGGATGACCTTGCCGGGCTGCAGCCGGGTCGAGCCGAAGGTGGCCGCCGAATAGACCTGGAACGGCAGGCTGGAGATATCGATGCGCTGATCGATGCGGTGCTTCATGTCGCTCCACAGCCCGAGATAGAGGCCGGACTTGACGAAGGCGAAGGCGGTGCGCACGTTCGAGGCGGTCGACAGCCGCTCCGAATAGACGATGTTGAAGCCGAGAAAGCGCTCGATCTTGCCGTCGTTCGAATAAACCGGCGTGGTGTTGAACTCGGTCGACACCACCTGGACCTGGTTGAGCAGGTCGCTTTCCTGCTGCGAGCCGATCACCAGCGTAGCTTCGTCGGTCTCGAGCTCGTTGTGGTAGTGGCGCAGAATGCGGCGGATTTCGATGATCTTCGCCACCGTCAGGCCCGACGCCGACGATGAGCCGAAGGTCGAGGCGATCTGGAAATTGGTGGTGTTGAAGGTCTCGGTGGTGAGACCGGCCGCGTCCTGGCCGAGATAGGAGGTCGCGTTCTGCGCGGCAATGACCGCGTCGTCATAGGCGCGACCGATCGCGGCCGAGGCCGTGGTGACCAGATCGGATTTGGGATCGCCGACCGCAGTGCGAAGCAGATCGAAGTTGTCGACCAGCTGCGGGATTTCCACATCCTGCGGGAAGCACCACCGGCGATAGAAGTCGGCGTTCTGGAGCTGCAGCGGCGAGCCGCGGCCCGCCGGCGACTTGGCCGAGAGGTAGCCGACCTGGTTGATCGGCGACGCCATCTTGCCGACGTGCATGCCCTCCTTCAGCCGGCCGCGCAGCAATGACTGCTTCTGCTGAAGCAAAAGCTCGATCTGCGTGGAAAACTGGGTCGTATATAGTTGGTAAAGGCCTTGGCCTTCTGCCGGAACGGTGCCAGCCATCGATCATGCTCCTGGATCGCGTGAAATATCGCGGCGTCCTGAGCCTTGTCCGATGCGTCTCGGGGGCTGGTCGTCCTTCCTTTTAGAGATCGGCTTGTCCAGCTACGGGGCCGTTACTACCGGCCAAGCTTATCCTTTCGGGGCCTGGCAACACTCGGTCTTGACGGGCGGAACATGCCCGTCGAAAATTGGTCTAGCAACGCACCGTCACGCCGCGCTTTCAAAGTCCCCGGTGATGATGCGGTTCAGGTTGAGCATCTCGGCGCGCGCGGCGGTGTCGCCATTGTGGTATCGCGCAACCCATGCCTTGTCCTGCATGATGTCGGCCTTGCGCGCGGTGGCCTGTTCGCGGGTCATGGCGCCACCGGTTGCGCCGCCGCCACTGATGAAGTTCGCCTCCTTGCCGAGCGAGCCGACCCGGTGCAGGGCTGTCATGATGCCTTTATAGCCGATCAGGTTCTCCAGCTCATTGACCTGTTCCGCGGTGAACCCGAGCGCCTTGGCGCCCTGCTTGGCGACGTAGAGGTTCGCCTCGTAGTCCTGCTTCCAATCGGATTTGAGCTGGGCGCGCTCGACCTCGATATTGGCGGTTTTCTCGGCGGTCTTCTTGCTAGCTTCGCCCTCGTTGAACTTGATCACGTCCTTGGCGATCTCGGCTGCGGTATCCTTCGGCACGAAGCGGCGAGCGAAGCTGGCGCGCAGCGCATCGGCTAGCTCTGGCGCGATCTCCTTGCCGTCGGCGGTCTTGATAGCGGAGAAATCGTACTCCTTCGGATCTGCCGGTGCGCCGAGCTTGCCCCAGAACGCCTTGACATCGGCCTCGGGCGAATCCGGCTTGACCATTCGCAATATCTCGCTCGCTGGCACGCCGCGGAACGCTTCCATTTGCCGATACTGCTCGGTGAAGCCGGTGGCGAACTTGACGGGATCGGCCAAGTCCAAGCCCTTGTTCTGCCAGAAGCCGACGACCTCTGGCGCTACGCCGTCATGCCACGGCTTGGCAGCTCCAGCGCCTGCCGCCACCACTGCCGCTGCTGCAGCCGCCGCGCCGCCGTCACCTGCTCCTGCTTCTGCCATGGTTTTCTCCTCAGTCGGGGATCCGGAGCGTGGCGTCGTAATGGACGGCGAGCTCCTCGGGGGTGAAATTCAGGTGCTTCATGATGCGGATCCAGACCAACCGCTTGCCCTCGTTCAGCGCCATGTCATGCGCGTTGAGGCCGGCGGTGGTTTCGAAACCGCAACAGAACTTGGCGAGATCGGCCAGCACATCGCCCCCCAGCGGACCGCGGAACACGGTCTGGTAGGCCGCTTTGCGCTGGCGGAAGCGTTCGACGATGCCTAGCGTGAGTTTCATGCGTCGGCCTCGGGCTTGATCCGGTCGTCGCGCGACACCCAGCGCTTGAGATCGGCGAACATCGCCTTGCGGTCGGCGTCGGAGAATTTCAGGCGGTCGGCGATGTCGCGGAACTCTTTGATCAGCTCGGCCTCGGTCTCATAGACCAGCGCGTTGACCTGTACAGCATATTTGCTCGGCATATAGTCGCAGACCACGCGGCCGTCTTGCAGGATGCGCGCAAAACCGGTGAACAGCGGCGGTTCGATCCGTTCAAAGGTCGGGAAGCAGACGCGCAGCATCACCTCCATCGCCTCGTAATACAGGTTGGCCAGCATCGCCAGCACGATGGCGGCGTTCTTGCCCTTGGCCTCGACCAGCAGCCGGCATTGCCAATCGTCGCGCAACTGCTGCGCGGCGCGCGACGCAAGGACCTTGGCTTCCTTCGAATAGGTAGCGCCATTTACGTGATTCATGCCGCCACCATCGGTTGCTGCTGCTGTTGCGGCTGGCCCTGCTGCTGTCCCTGCTGCCCCATACCGGCCTTGAACTGCGCGGCCTGGGCTTTCATGATCGCGGCCTGGCTCGGCAGCGCGTCGGTCTGCTGCTTGCGGGCCGCGGCCTTGGCGCGGTTCTGGCGCAGCGCGGCCTTGGTCTTGTCGTCGTTCATCCATTTCTCGGGCACGTTCTGGATGCGCGAGATATCCGGAATCGCGGTGCCGAAGTTGAACTCGTCGAGCGGGCTCGGGTCTTGCGTGATCGCGACCACTTCCTTGACGTTCTCCAGCGTGCGGAAGAAGCCGGCCGCCTGCCCTGCGCGCGCCGCCAGCGCCAGCGGCGAGTTGTCGACCACGCGATAGGGACCGCCTGCCTCCTTCAGCACGTTCGGCATCGGCGGCAGCAACCCCTGCTCGGCCAGCAGGTCGATCTCGCGCTCGACCATCGCCGAGCGGTCGCCGAACTGGCGGCCGAGCGTCGGCGCCACCAGCATGCCCTTTTCGTTGACCAATTCGATCACCTGGGTCGCGGTCATGCTCGGGTGCTCCGACAGCACCTTGAACAGCGATACCAGGAAGACGTCATCGATCAGGCCGCGCTCCTCCAGCATCATTTCCTTGGCGATCTGGATGTTGCCGGTGGGCAGGATGTCGATCAGCCGCTTGCCGTCGGGCGACATGCCGCCGACATTGAGCGCGCCGGGCCGCAGCGAGACGGAGGTCATGCCCTCGTCGGAGGTCAGCAGCACGGGATCTGAGGCGCGGTGCGCCTGCTTGAGGAAGGTTGTTTTCATCGCGTTCAGGGTCTTCAGGGCCGGCAGCGCGATCTGCGCCGGACCGCGGCCATAGACCTCGCCGGGGGTTTGGTCGTAGCGGCTGACGCTATAGGGGAACTTGCGGTAACCACCCTCGGGCGCCATCATGCAGCGGCCGTCGATCGAGATGTAGTAGGATGCGAACGGCTTGCCGCGCTCGTCGATCCGGTCGGGATCGTAGTCGTCTTCGTCGCGTGGGCGCACGACATGCAGGAAATCGAATGGATATTGGCTGTCCTTCGACAGCGCGGCCTGGATATTCTGCGGCATCCATTCCTTGCCGAACTTCTGCAGGCATTGGTACGGTGTCAGCCGGAACCAGCGGTGGATGCGGTCAACCATGCCCTGATGATTCTCGCCGAAGAAGGTCTCGCCGAGCGGCACCGAGCGATAGCGCAGCCCCTTGGTGCCCGGCAGCATTCTGGAATCGAACTTGTCGACGAACATGGTGGCGTTGCCGAAACCGCCGGTCGACTGCCAGTTGTTGTAATTCTGCCCAGCAAAATTGCCGATCTGGGCGTAACGGTAGCTGAACAGAATCTTGGTGATCTGCTCGAAATACAGCCTGACCTCACGAACGCTCATCAGCTTGTCGGCATCCGGTCCGTCGGCGGCCAGGCCGTCATAGGTCATGTTGCGCGGGGTGCACAGTGAATCGGCGATGGCGCAGAAGCGGGAGAGCGCCAGCCCGCCGCTCATATCGACCTGGCGATCGGTCTTCTTCTGGCCCTGCCAGTTGAACGAACCGAACTGGAACGTGTTGCGCGAGGTCGGCAGCAGCAGCAGCGCCGCCTCTTCCCATTGTCCGGCAAACAGCGCCCGCTGCGCTACAAGCTCGCCGAACTCGCGCATGCAGCGCATGACGCAATCGCCCTCGCGGTCCGACATCTGGCGCGCGGCGTAGCTTTCAGCCATATCCGCCCAGTCCCAGCGATTGTGCCGCCGGTCCGAGCGCCAGTTTCTGTTGCGCCAAAGCGAGCCGCCGCCGGCGCTCGTCGTCGGTCTCGTCCTTGACTTGTTGGCTGAGGCCGGCGCCGCCGAGACCTAGATCGGAGGCCGCCTGACCGCTAGTCGTCGTCGTCATCGTCGGCCTCTTCGATGCGCCGGCGAGCGTTGCATTCGGCGAGCTGCGCCCGCATCTTCTTGAGGTTGTCCTCGTAGCCCTCTTCCGGGCCGCCCTTGCGGCGCTCGGTCTGGTTCTTGATGTAGGCCTCGATGCACTGCGCCGTCATGTTGCCGGGCGAGCCGGTGCCCTGTTCGATCGGGGTGCCGTCCTTGGCAACCTTGTGGCCTTCGCCGAACACGTCCTTGTAGGCAATCGCGCGCGCCTGCTTCTTGATCTCGCGGCGGGTTTCCTTCGGCAGCATGTCGATGCTCTCGACCTTGCGAGCGGCAAGCTGACTCTGGACGAATTTTTGGCTGGCAACGGAGACGGCATCGACCATGGTCAGGTTTCCTCGTGCTCGGCCAACTCGTCGTTGGAGGCCTTTTCGGTGACCTCGACCTGGGCCATGGCGCGCTGGACCTTGGCATGGACCGTCGCCAGATGAGCCTCGGCTGCGGCATGCTCGGCTTCGACCGTGATCAGGTGCTCGATGGCGGCGAGGTGCGCCTTGTGCGCGGGATGCAGATTGTGATGGCGCGAGCCGATGCCGCGCTCGTGACCGGCCTCCAGCTTGAACTTCCCGCGCGCCGCCGCGAGCCGCGCCTCGGAGGCAACGGTTTCGGTCTCCTCGGTTTCGGCTTCCGGCTTGGCTTCCTCGGCAATCAGGAATTCATCGGGCATGGTGGAATCTCCAAAAGGGCGGCGGGGCGGCCTGTCCAGATACCCCGCGCGCCGAAGTCTGGGAGGAAACGCCTCTAAGAAGGCACCCGGGAACCTGTGCCGTCAGCCCTGCGCCAGCAACGCACCGTCCTACGCTGCTGCGCAGCTTCGGCCCGGCATGCCGTTGATCCAGGCGGCGGCGGCCGCGAGTGACGGCGCCCATTCGCTGAACCTGGGCTGCCGGAACAGGCGCGCGCTGTCGTACCAGGGGGTTGTGGCGCCGATTTCCCCCCAGCGCCAATCCGCGGCGTAGGGCAACAGGATCGCGGTGGGGATTCCCAGGGCGCCGGCCAGGTGCGCGGTTGCGGTATCGACCGAGATCACGGCATCGAGGCAGGAGATCAGGGCGGCGGAATCGGCGAAATCGTCGATCAGGCCACCGCCGTCGAACACTATGCTCCGCTCATCTTCCCGTAAATCCTTCTGGAGGCTGATGAAAGTAGCTCCTGGGATGTTCGGCAGGAAGTCCTTAAGTTGGGCGGAGCGGTTGTGGTCGTTGGCAAACTCGGTACGACCACGCCATGAAAGTCCGATCTTCGGCCCTTCGGGAAGCAAAGTGGACATTTTCGATCCTGGCACAGCATGAAGATAGCGAGCCCCATCGATTCCAAGTCTACAGGTCTGCCAGAGGTCCATGACGAGCACGAAGGCGTCATGCTTGTAGATGAGCGCAGCCGCCTTGACATCTCCACCATCGGTAAACTCCACATTCGGGAAATTGTGCTTGAACAGCGGCGTCAGCGCGGTGCGGGTAGTCCAGTGCACGGAGCGCGCCACTGCGGCGATCTGCGGCACGAACCGCGCCATCTGAATCGAATCCCCGAACCCCTGCTCGTGCAGGATCAGCACATCCTTGCCGCGCAGGTCTTCCAGCCGATGCAGCTTGGCATCCCAGCGCTTGACCGTCGGGCGCTCGCGATAGAGTTCCAATCCCTGCCAGAACTCGCCGCGCATCAGGTGGATGTAGGCCGCGTTCAGCTTGGCCTCGCAGCTATCGTCGCTCATGAAGTCGACCAGCGCCTCGTCATAGCGGCGGATCGAGTTCAGCAGCACGCCACGGTTGACCCGAATGATGGCGCGCAGTTCCGGCGTACCGATGGCGAATGCCCGCTCGTAATCGGCCAGCGCCTCGGCGGGCCGGCCGACCTGGTGCCAGCACATGCCGCGGTTGGCGAGAGCCCCGAACAGGTCGCGGTCGATGCGCAGCGCCGCGTCATAGCAGCCGATCGCTGCCCGCCACTCGCGTTTTTTTTGATGCTCCCAGCCCTCGTTGAACGCGCGCGCGGCGCGGCGGGCCTTGCGGGTGGAACCATCCAGTTCGAGCGTGACGGTCTTGGTTGCCATTAGCGCGGCGGGGTCCAGCGTTTCCAGTCCATCGGCACGGTCATTCCGAACCGTTCCAGCGTCGAGAGGATGCCGAGCGCCATGTTCATCGCCTGCTGCGGCGACATCACCGAGCGCAGGTGGCCGCCATTGCCCTTCAGGTCGATGTACCAGGAGCCGTCGCAAGCATCGCGGCCGACCTCGGTCTTGATCTCGGCGCGCTGCTTCAGGTCTGTCAGCACGCCGCCTTTGCGGAAGAAGCTGTCGTCGTTGAGGCTGTTCATGCGGTCTCCCTAGAACATTTCGAAGTCGACGCCTTCGGCAACGGGCGCGAGGCCTTTGGTGCCGGCATAGCTCGGGTTTGGTCCGATCGGGCCCTGCTTGGCATGAGGCTTCATCATGATCGCGACCCGCAGCGCCGAGAGCAAGTCATCGGCCATCTTGACGATCTGGCCATCCTTGCGGTGATAGAGTCGCCGTTCGCCCAAGATGTCAGCCAGATGTCGCGCGTATTTCAAGCGGCCGCTTTTCTCGCGCTCATCCATTTCGAGCACGCCGGCCTCGGTCGATATCGACCCGTCTGGCCACGCTGCATGGGTCGACAGCATCCTGACCCCATGCCGCTTGTAGTGGTCGGCCATCGGCTTGCCGTCGTCACGACGCACGTTGCCGTCGTTCGGCCATGCCACCCAGACATTGGCCGCCACCTTCTTGATCGCATCGGCGTGCTGAATCGGCAGCGCGTTCTTGACCCGATAGGTATGGTGGACGTGGATCACATCGGCATCCTTGTCCCAGAGGATCAGCACATAGCCGAACGGGTGGTCGATGCCGAAGTCGAGCCCGCCAAGCTTGAACCAGAACGGCGGCACATCGCCGATCGCCTCCTCGGTGATGGAATCCTCCGGCGCGGTGAAGATGCGCCCGCTTCCCAGCATCGGCACGCCCTTGGCCCGCGCCTCCCGCTCATGCGCCGGCCAGCTAGCGATCAGCCGGTCTTTCTCCTCGCGGGTGATGTGCTCGGCGTCCTCGATCGTCATCGAGATCACGTTGCGGTAGGGCGAGGGCTCATCGAGGAAGCGGTTCACCACCGCGGTCGGGCCCTGCAGCGGCGTGAAGGTCATGAACACGATACCGTGCGTCGCCGCGGTCCGCGTCAGGCCTTCCGAATAGATATCCATCGGCGGCTCTTCGTCGAACCAGATCCAGTCCAGCGTTTCGCCCTGGAACTTCTGCCGGCCCTGCTCATATGACTTGAACCTTGCCACCGAGATGCCGCCGGAGGCATGCCGGACCTGGATGGTGTCATAGGCATCGGTGATGCCGCGCGCGAGGCTCGGCTTGTCGGTGAACAGGTCTTTCGGGATCATCCCCGTCCCAAACGCCGCATCGACGCCCGGCTCACCGCAGAGCTTCTTCTGCTGCACGTCACGCACCACCAGCGACGTCTCGCCGGCAATCCAGCCCCGCGTTGGCTTGTCGAACCGCCGCCCCTCCCAGTCTGACGGATACTGTCCGGTCAGGTGGCAAGTCGCCTCGTAGCCGCCGACGTGCGTCTTGCCGTTCTGGTTGCCCGCGATCAACAGCCGCTCGCTGAACGACGATCCCGCCTTCAGGAACTCCTGCTGCCGGGCATAAGGCTTGAAATCGTAGAACTGCTGGTAGGTCCGCCGATAATCCAGCGCCTGCAGGCCCGCCAGGATTTCCTTGAGTTCGGCGGTGGACGGCTCAGCCATCCTTCACCTCGGAAAACTCGCCTTCCACCACCGCCGGCTTCGGCCCGCCCAGCAACGCCTGCACCGGCAGTCCGAGCCGCTGTGCCAACTGCTTGATCTGGTCCAGTACCGCCGTGCCGCTCTCGTCCTTGCGGGTCACATCGATCTTTTGCACCGCGGCAAAGCCGGTGCGGTCCAGCAGCATCCCAGCCGCTCGCAGCTTCTCCTTCGGCGAAACCTGATCATCCGTCAGCATGGCCACCACGACGTTCGCCGCGATCAGCGATGCGGAATGCAGCCGCTTGCCCGCCTCGGCCCTGATTGCCGCCTGCACCGCGGAATTATGCGCCAGGAAGTGCCCCGTCTTGCGCAACAGACCATCGCTAGACGGCGAATAGCCCGCCATCTTGGCCGCGCGACCCTGCGTGATCCCAGGCCTCTCGATCATCGCCATCACGAACCGACGCTGGCGCTCATTCAGCGCCGCCATCTCCGGGCCAAGTTCCTCATCGTCCGTCATGGTAACAAAGTTACGACAGGAGCCATTCCGAACAACGCACCGTCAGCAAATCAGTGCTGTTGCGGTGCGGTATGGTAAATCTCTGGAAAGGCCGCGAAAAATGGGGGGGATGTCGAATTTCGCCGGCTCGCCGATTTCCCGGGTACGCCACACCCCACCCCGGTCTATTTCGGTCGAGCCATTGAGAATGCCGCCACCGCTATCAATCCCGCGTCGGTTGCGCCTAGCGAGCCATGTTCCAATCGCATGTGTGATGCGATCGCAATATGCAACATCAATGATATCAATGACTTACCATTCGCATAACCGTCATTATGGAATATTTTTGTGTGATATCCACAGGGTTCCAGTATTATGGAACATTTCCCAGTTACTGCACTGAGTGCAGGATTGAGATCAATACAACTCAGGCCATCGCAGACGACCCGTCTTGCGATCGGGGAACATCTGACGATCCACCGTCAGCATGAATGGCGTTGAGCCAATCTCTGCCTCGGCCATTGTGATGCCTAGGATATTTTCCCCCCTGATCGTATGCGATAGCTGGCTTGAGTTCGCTGACCCATCGACCGAGCAGGTGTCGAATGATCTGCTCGTTGCGCTGATTGTTGGCGGCGATGGCTGCCTCGATGATTGCCTGCATGGTTTGTACATCCTCGCGCTTGCGCTCGTCAGTTTGGCACAGGTGTGTTCGCAGCAATAGAGTACTTATGGTGCGCACGGACTTGTGCCACGCAGTGCCAACGCGCGGTGTCGATACCAAGTGCGGCGGCTGATGCCTTCGGATATCCACGGCACTGTATTTTCAAGTGATTGATCTTCATATGCTTTTCGCGATTTAAGGCCTTGTTTGCGACGCATCTTTGCCATTCGCTTTCGTGCTTGGACCTTACGGCGCTTCTTGCGCGCGGACTTATTCTCGTCAATTGCGCCGATCGTGGTGATTCCGAGCCTTGCTCGGTCAGCTGCGGTGAGCCCAAGCTCCCAGGCGAGCGCATCGGCCTTCCAGCGCTTGGGATGGGCGAGAATCGGCGGCACGATGGCTGCGCGCTCGGCGATGGTGAGCCATGGCGCCCAGATCTCGAGCCAGTGCTCGATCGGTTTTTGCGGATGTGGAAGGCATGCGAGATGGTTGATTGCAACCTCGAGATCGTCACGGCCAGCGTCATCGTTGGGCAATTCGATGCCATAGCGGCCGCGGAATAGCCTTGCGAGATCAGTGAGCCGCAGCGCCACGAGCTGCATGGGGGACGGACGCCGAGTGCGCCGGCCATCAGGCTTTTGCTTGATCGAGAACCATTTGACTTTGCTGTGCCTCAGCGGATTGGCCATGGCATATGATGGCCACCTCAGTATTCTTAGCCACGCACCGTCTCGCCCGCTCTGCCTTCCAGCGCATCGTGGCCGCCCATTTGGCTATTCTTCGGCGCTGTTGAGGCGAAAGCTTCGCATTCCTCAATACTTGCAGTTTCTTGCTGATTTTCGGGGTAATCTTGCCCTTGAGCAGCTTGATGCTTCCGGCGGGAAGCACTTCGCGGCTTCTGGCTCTTTTACGCTTGGCCAATTCGGCTTTATGTTCTGCAAACCTTGCGTCGTCCACGACGAGAACTAGCGCCAATCCCGTATGTTTGAGCGTTTCGCCCAGGCTCTTCCAGCCGAACGTCCGCCTGGCGCTCTCATACCGATGATCCCGCTTGCGCTCGATCCGCTTGCCCGCATTCTTGCTCAAGAGCTTCTGAAGCTCGCCGTGCGCGAACTCGCCGCTCAGCTCGATCTGTCGCATCGTCGTCTCCAGATCATCGATCCGGTCCAGGAACCCGTCCTGCAGCGCCTCGTAATCTGTGATTATCCGAAATAGCTCGTATTCCGGCGTGACGCGGATCGGCGCGGTCATTTCAGCGCCTCGTCGAGCATGGCTTGCCAAAATGCCTCGATCTGACTTTTCGCGTCCGGATGCTTGGACATCGATTCAATCGTGTGGTCGGTATCCAGCGCGGCCTCGATCATCCCCTCCGTCGGCTCGCGCATCGCGGCAATCATCCGGCACACGTCTTTCAGGGCAAAAGCGCGAAACTTCCGCGACTGGCGCTCCCACCACTCAGCGTCCTGGTCAAACAGGGCCAGGGTTGCCCGCTCCACCATCTCGCTCATCCGTGAAACTCCCATCTGCTGCCGCCCTGATTTGCTTGCCGGCTCATCGGACGCTCAGGAGCCTGGCTGGTGGGATGATGATTGACCCTCCGACGAGTCTGGCGAGGCGCCTGAGAGCCCCGAAGGAGGGTGGTTGGTCAGAACGGCCAACTCCTTCTCAAGCGCTGCAAGGCCGTTTTCCGCCTCGTCCAGCATGCGTTCGTGAGGCAGGAAGGCTTCATCGGCTTGCCGCTCAATCTCAGGCTCGCGCGCAATAATCCGATCGGCGCGCTCCTCGATCTTGCCATGCTGCCGCAGCGCTACCGCCCCCGCCGCGGCCAGCTTCTCCGATAATCGACTCACTGCCATTCTCCTATTTTGCCGCCAAAACCTATACTCGGTAATCCGCGCCGTCAGCCGGTCGATCTTGGCCGCCGACACCACGCGTCAATCCCCATCCTCTAGCGGCACGATCTTGAACCCGCGCTCCCACAGATCCGCAAGGGTGAAGTCCGCCCACGCCTCTGCGTCCGCTTGCGATACGTTAGGGCATTCCAGTATGTGGGCTATCATGACCTCCCGCGCCCCGTTGCCCGCCCTCACCGGGAATGCGATCACCTCGGCGGTCATGCATCCCTCCGCAGCCAGCGCAGCTCTGCCGGACCCTCATGGCCCCGCTCCCACACCAGCCAGCAGAAATCCATCTTGCCACCCCCGGGCTTCTCGCCGGCGGTGATCGTGTGCCCAGGCGGCATGCTCGGCCGCGGCGTCATCAGCCACACCCGCATCAGCGGCGTCTCGCGCAGCCAGTGAGCGGCATTCAGGCGCGCGGTGGGGAAGATCATCGCGACCTTGGCAATGCCGTCCAGCACCAGCGCGTGGGCAGCGAATTGGGCAGCAATGTTGAACGGCGGATTGCATACGATGTTGCGGGCTACCGTCGCCTCGCAATCAAAGAAATCGCATGCCCCATCGAATCCGCGATAGCCACGGTCGACCAGATCGGTGCCCATTGCCGGCAGCCCGGCCTTGATGGCAGAATCGGGTATCCGGCCAAACCCGCAGCAGGAATCCCAAACCAAACCTTCGAACTTCTCCTCGGCAAACAGCCGCTCGCTGCACCAAAATTCTTCAACGTAATGCTCGTTTGGCTCCCTCGCCCATTTATGAGCGTTGATTTTTGCGATTGCGTCCATTCAGGATCGATCCCCTGCGGTCATTGCGCGGATCTTCGCTTTGCGAATAGCTCGTCGAGCTCCGCTCGTGAGAGTTGGTCGGGACGTTTCGGAGCCTCACCATTGGCAAGCCCCTTCGCTGTATCCTCAGAGACAGTAGGAGTTATCTTGCTTATGGATTGGATAGGGCGAGTTGGCGGTGCCCTGGCAGATGCCGTGGCGTGTGCCCTGGCAGACGTAGAAATCTCATGCAACTTCAATTGGCTGAGCTTCAGCCCTTCCCACACTTTTTTCGTCTGGTCGGCACCAAGCTTTCCAGCTGCACGCTTCTGCGCCGCTTTATCAGCTTGCCGAACCATCCGCCGGTTGAACAACCGCCCGGAGCGGTCGCGGCTGCCGACACCCTTATCCAGGATGCCCGCGATAAGGCTCTCCACCTCGGTGGGAGACGAGTTCGCAAAGCGAGCTATCTCCTCATACGAGAGCGGATTCCCCTTTTGATCGCAGACATAGCCGGTGGGTTTGCCGACAGCCGCTAGACACAACAAATCAATCCACAGTCCACGCTCGGCAAGCGTGAGCCGGCGCACCTCAAGATCGCCAGCCCAATCGCTCCAGAACCATTGCGTGGACTGGTGAGCGCTCATTTAAGCGCCTCGTGATAGACACGGAACGCGCATCCACGCGCATTCCTGAATATCTCCGAGCCGGTAAACCGGAATAGCTTGATGCCGGCCTTGGTGATCTCGGCATCCCGCCGGCGGTCGCGCGCGACTTGTTCCGGTTTCGTATGAAACTCCTTGCCGTCGCATTCGATGAAAATGTCGATCTTGCCAGGACGGTGCAGGCACCAATCGATGCGATAAGACCGCCATTCCAGCTGCGGAATCAGTCTCCAATCCTTGTTGATAACGTCCAGCAACGCCACACCGAGCATCGTCTCGATCGGGCTCTCCGTGAATTTTGCCAGCCGCGCTGCGACCTCGAGATTGACCAACGCTGACACCGCAGCCTCGCCCAGGGTCCTTAATGGCGGCATCTCGTCAGGATATTCCTCATCCTGAAATTCACGTTCGGGCTCAAGCGCCGAGCGAAAACCACGATCGCGGCATCTCTCGGCCCGTTCCGCTGTGCGAAGCAGAATCGCATTCACCTGCTTTCTATTGCTGTTCAAGGACCGCTCCAGTTCGATTTTTGCGGGAATTTTGTCTATTCGCAGATTGGAATTTGGCCTCGAGCCAGATGCAATTTCCCGGGCAATAGTTCCCATGAACATCGACGCGCTCGATTGTGTGCTTGTTCGTCGGTCGCGGGCCCATGTCCGCATAAAATGCAGAGAAATCGTTTAGCCAACGATCGCAAACCACAATGCCGCGACCGCCGTAACAGTGAAATCTCGGAGATTTCTTGTTGTAACACCTGGTCTTCATGCCAGCCCAAACGCGATATTCCGGTATTTCCAGCGCATATCGATGGTCCAGAGGAACGCGAGGCCTGCGCATTTCCCTTATCAGGCATCCGCAGGATTGCGTGGCGCCAAGACTCAGGTTGGTAGCCCTGACAACTTTCTCCGTTCCGCAATCGCAGAGGCATTTCCAGGTGATGTGAGGTCCGGCGTAACCGCAGACAGAAACTGCGATTAGCCGCCCAAACCGTCTGCCAGACAAATCCAGTTTATTCGGCATCACGCCACCTGCACGCGGTGTGCGGCCTGCTCAGACGCTGTGCCCCGCCCGATCGAGAGCTGCCAATGCGCGTGGCAATAGCTCTCGTGTTCACTGCATTTGACCTGGCCGCAAAACGTCACCGGCGCCGCGTCTGGCCACCCGCCGACCGGCCACCGGCAATGATGCGGTGCCAGATCCACCAGCGCGATATTCAGCGGATCGATCTCGGCGCAGCGCAGGCCGGAGAGGTTGTCGCGGTGGAATTGGGGCATGTGGGCAACCCTCTGACGAATAGGCGCGTCGGTGGGCTTGCGGCGGGCCTGGGATGCCCTCTCGCGGGCAGCGGTGCGCTCCTGCTTCGTGCCGCGCCGCACCTTGGGGGCATTCCTGGACTTGATGCCCAGCCGCATTGCCCGACCAGCGATCGCGCTCCGGGTGTAGGTCGTGCCGAATCTTTTGTTCAGCACAGACGCTGCCTCTCGGAATGTCGCCTTGTCGGCCATCACCGCCTTCAGCACATTATCGCGCTCGTCGTCCCATGCCTTGGTGGCGTTGTGATTGCCAAAAGGCGCCGGCATCACGCGCTCCTGCCGCTCAGGAATGGCAGAAGAAATCGCTGGCCGAGCCACGCCATGACGAGGAAACAAGCCACCGAGGAATCGCCGACGAAATCGGAGTTGCGACCGCACAGCCATAAAATGATGTCTCCGCTGGTCCAGCCGATCCAAAGATACCAAAGGTTCGAAAATCTTATCGACATCACGCGCTCCTCAAAAACAGCGGCGCCTCGTCGAGCTCGGCCATGAACCGCTCGGCGTCGAGGTCGAACGTCCGCTCGGCCTCCGCCAGATACGCGTAAATCTCCGCGAGCAGCGCCTCGCCGCGGGACCAGAGATCGGCCGCCGCATCGAGCACCGGGGCTAGTCGTTGCTCTGACACGGCGGCCGCCACTTCCACCGGAGCATGCTGCGATTCAGCGTTGCTGCATTGCTCGGCGCCGGCAGAACTCAGGAAAGGTGAAGGCGGCATCGGCGTCAAAGCATCCCCCAAAGATGGTCCGGCGCGGTCATACGTTGCTCGAAAAGCGCTTCCTGCATGATTTTATAGGTGTCAGGAGGAAGCTTCTTGCGGGTTTTCCACATGGGAACCGCCGACGCAGCCTCCCGCTTGGTCATTTGCCGGACCTTCTCGGGGCCGCCGAGCGCATCGATAACGGCGTCGACAGTTTCAAGAATGATGATTTGCTTCTCCATGCCGTCCTATAAATCACGCAAAATGAGCGGCGTCAAGAAAAAGTCACAGCCAGTGAAGATTGTGCTTGACGGCTTCACGGAAGGTGATACGGTGCGCTCCAGACATCACCGCTGGAGCCGCCCATGTCCGACCGCCGCTTCTTCCTCCTCATCAGCTTCTTCTGGGCAATCGCCCTGCCGCCGGCGGGATTCCTGCTGCTGTTAGTCGCCAACCCGTTCGCGTCGGCGGTGCTGTGATGGGCGTTTACATCCCCGACAATGATCACGGCATCAGGCCCGGCTATTACACACAGCGGGGAATCTCCACGCTGCTGCGCGCTTATCGCGACGAGCCGCTCGTCGTTCAATTCATCGCCGACATGCTGGAGTGAGCATGTCCCATCGTCAGCAAGCTATCGGAAAATCCGATGAGTGGTACACGCCGCCTCGGGTGTTCGATGCGATGTCGTGCTCGTTCGATATGGATGTTGCCAGCCCGAACCCTCCGCTCTCATGGATACCCACAGGCCGCTTCTTGTGGGATCGCAGTCTTGAGCAAGAATGGCAGGGCTTCATTTGGATGAACCCGCCCTTTGGTGGGCGGAATGGCAAACTGCCGTGGCTCCAGAAGTTCTTCGAACACGGCAACGGCGTTGCTCTCGTCCCTGACCGAACCTCGGCACCGTGGTGGCAACAATACGCACCGCGAGCCGATCTGATCCTTTTCGTGGCGCCAAAAATTAGGTTTCTCGGCCCGCACAGCGGAGATTCGCCAGCGCAGGGAACGAGCCTGCTAGCCACAGGTCCACTAGCCTGTGAAGCGCTTCGCCAAGCAGCAGCCAATCGTCTTGGGGTGCTGATGCGCCCAAACTCAGGAGAAGGCCGATGAGCGCCCACTGCTCCATCAACCCAGACCGCATGATCTACTTCGTGCTCTGCCGATACCGCGACGGGCTCGCATGGGCCGAGCGCGACGCCGGCCGCACCAACAAGCGCGATACCGTGCTGGACATCACGAACGGCGCCCTGCCGAACGTCGTGCAGGTGATCGAGCTCAACTACGTGGAGTTCACCTCGCGCGACGTGACGGAGGATTTCGCGGTCTACCAGGATTTCGTTCCGCACCTCACGCCGTCCGAGCGGCTGGCCGCGCTGCATGACCATCAGCGCGATCTTCGCAAGCACGGGGGCGCGTGATGGGGCTGCAGCGCGTCGACCGATTGAAAGAACCGCCAATTGTCGGACAGATTTATCTCGTCCCGACGGTGTTCGGGCAGTGGCATCATCTGTTAAGGGATTGGCC